CCAGTGGGGGCATCTTCCCAGTCTTGTGTTTCAGGGTTCCAGCGGGCGGCAGGACGAACAGCGCCGTCACCAGCGTATCCATGCCGGGCACCAATCACGCCGCCGCGCTTTGCGCCCATAACAGAGGAGATCAACTTGACGATGTCTTCAGTTCCATTGCCTTGCTGTTGATCCGGCACATCGGCAACCATCAACTGGCCGACAGGAAGATCGCCAGCAGGGACATAGCCTTCACCACCAATGCCCTGTTGGGTATATGTGCGGGGCCCGGCAACGCCACCACCTTCCGCATAACCTGAAACGCCACCACCGCTGGCAAAGCCCAGCCAGTTGCGCGGTGTCGTGGTCGTCGTGGTGCTGCCCGATGCCGCGCCAGTGCCCATTGCGATGTTGGCAAGGAACTGCGCCGTCTGGAATGGGTAGCCCTTTGACCGCATGAACTCTTCGATCATGGCGTCCTTGCCAGCCTGTTCGGTCTGCTGCTGCATGGTGCCAGCCGCGATCTTGGCCTGTGCGCCCTGTAGGCCCAACTGCTGAGATTGCGCCCCAAGGCCAGCCATTTGTGCGCCGCCCTGCATCTGCCGCGCCAGATCGGCCTGTGACGCCCCAAGGGCCTGCGTATAGCCTTGGTTCATAATGTCGGCCATCGTCTTGCCGTAGCCCATCTGGTTCTGCTGTTGCAGGTTGGCTGCGGCGATGCCAGCACGGTCACCACCAAAGGCCCCTGACGAAATGGCATTGCCCAGTGCGCCGGATTGCGCCTGTTCCGCTTGCTGGCGCATGTACGCCCCAGTCGTGTCCGCCACGTTCTTGATGTAGGGCGACATGTAGTTGTTGATGCCCTCGTAGGCAGGCCCCATGCCCGCCTGCGTGGCTGCCGTGGCTTGGGTCATGTAGGGCTGGTATGACCCAGCCGTGGCGTTGATGTCGCTGATGCCAGCGCCCTGCTGGGCGTTCATCTGTGCCACGAAGTCGGACGCCTTGTTGCCAAAGGCTTCATATGGTGTGGCAGCGGCGGTTTCTGCCCGCTTGTTTACGGCGTTGTACCGTTCCAGAACTTCCTTCGGTACTTGGACCTGAGAAGTTGAAGTTGACTTTTTGCCGCCCATTCCGTTTATCCTTCACTCAGGCCCGTTTTGGCGTTGTACAGGAAGTATACACCAGCGGGGGCACCGAACACACGTTCGTAAAGGCGGATTTTCGCCTCGGTCCTTGTGTTCGACAATACCCCAATCGCCAGAGGAATACCAAGATTTTTTGAAACGTCCTTTGCCCACTCCGCAAGCTTGCGGGCACGACCCCCTTTTGCCGACCGAAATTCAGGCGCAACGTAGATCGCCTTCTCTTCCAAGATCGGTTCCGGGCTATACCACATGGGCCCAATGCGTAGTACGATTGCGCCTTCCAGCGGCTCTCCCGGGCCGCCACCAATGACGCCCGCAACACCCATTTGCTTGGTCAGGGCGGCATACATATGTTCCGCCAGCATCATCTCATCGGGTATCACGAACGCATTTTCCTTTGTGGCGTCAATGCAAAGACGCATCAGTTCATTGAAGTCTTCGGCAACACCTTCACGGACGAAGATTTCGGCCATTTATACCTAATCCTTTTTTGGACCCGGCAGATTTTGCAGGGTCTTGATGGTTTTCTGACGCATCTTTTTCACGAACGCATCCAAGACCTTGTGCCCGTGATCTAGATCGCCACCACCAATATGTATAACATCTTCCGGCGGAATGACATACTCGCCACCAGCGGCCACAATTGGCACCCCATCGGTCGCGCCACCATCGGCAAAGCCGAGGTTGCTGGTGAACTTGTTGAACTTGCTTTGGCCCTGATCGTCTTTCTTGAAGAAATTACCAACCGTAGCGCCAGTTATTGGGCCAGCGCCAAGAAATGTCCCAACGCCCGCGCCAACCAGTCCAGCGTTTCTGTTCAGCCAAGTGCCTTCAGGTGCCGCTGCTGTTCCTGCGGCAGGTGCGGGTGCGGCTGCACCACTTGGTGCCGGGTTGAACAGCGATCCGCCCTTGCCCCCGCCATTGATGCGGTCGATCCAGCTATTGTAGCCGTTGGTGTGGCCCGTCAGGACATCGCCAAGGGTGTTCTTTTTGCCGGAAGCGCCCATACCGCCGCCGTCAAACATGTCGCCAATGTTCTTGTATCCAGCGCCCTTGCCGCCGCCGTTAATCATGTCCCAGAGGCCAGTGTAGCGTTCCGCTTGCGCTGGGGCTGCCGCAGCGGGGCGGGCTGGGGGGCGCGAACTGGTGTGGACCGAAGAAGCCCCGCTTGTCTGGCGAACGCTTGGCCCGGGCTGGGGACGATCAGCCGCCTTGGAAATCTGGTTTGCTGTTCCAGCGGCCATGTTGGATTGATGCCCAGACTTAAGCTGTGCGCCAGATTTGGTGGTGTCCCCACCGTCGTAATATCCAAGGCGACCACCCTCTGCCTTGCTGTAGGGCAGGCCGCTTTCACCATAGGGGGTGCCCTTGGTGATGTCGCGGGTGTGGCGGCTGAAGATGTTCTGGGCGACCTTGAAGCCCGCCATGCTGTTGCCTTCGCCCATCGCAGAGATGATGTCGGCGGGGATGACGTAGGAGCCAGACGCAACGTGCATCGGCAGGTGGTCCGTGCGGCCCGCCACAGAGCTATGGATGGCACCCTTGTGGACCTTGCCCCCGTGGGCCCGGGCGGTGCGAAGTGCTGCCGCCACGGCCTGCTTTTGGGGGTGTCCGGCCCGCACCATTTCCGTGATGTTCTGCGAGATCGTTTCTTGGGATGAACCCTTCTTGAGCGGCATGTCGTTATCCTTCCGAGTACGATACGACAAGGGTCATGCCCGTGCCGGGGACCACTACCAGTCCGTTGTTGTAGGGCATGTTGATCACCTGAACGCCGATGACATTGTCCACAACGGCAAGGGCGTTGGTCAAAGATGTCGTCAAGTTGCTGTCGTAGATCATGGCGTCATCCGATCCGGCCACAACCACGCTGACAGATGCCAAGCGGCCCTGCCCAGACCCCGTAACCAGTGTCGTGGTGGTTATGGTGGCCGATCTGGTTGTGCCCTGAACCTTCAGGTAGGTTTGGGCTGCCGTATTGAGCGCCACGGCGATGTTCTTGGCAGCCGTAAGAATATCTGAAAGCGATGACATCAGAACTTCCCATCTGGTTGGAAGCGGTATCTGAGGTTACCCAGCCGCCAGAAAGAGTTGAGGTCGTTGCTTTCGACCTTGATGGACACAAGCCTTGCGCGAAGCCGTGGCGTCACAAACTGGGTGCCCTGCGTGACCGTGTAAACGTATTCCCTTGGCGTGTCGCCGGGGTAATCCGCCGTGTAGAAGGTGATCGTGACCGTGGCGTTCTGCGACTGATCGTATAGACCCCACTTCATGTCCGGCCAGACTTGGTCAATGAACGTCTTAAGGTCACCCTCTTGCACAGCAAAGTAGCCCGTCTGGAACCAAGCGTTCATGGGCAGCGTGTCGGCGTTGTTGGACGTTTCGTGCTGGTAGATGGCATAATCCCCACCCGCACCAATCGGAGGACCAAAAACGCTCTGGTCGATCCATGCGGTGCGGGTCAGCGTCCCGTAGTCCCACTGGCCAAGCAGGGCATTGTATTTGGCGTAACGGGTAGGGACGCCGCTAGACCCGATGGTGGGGTAATACCATGTGATCTCGCCAAAGCGTGAATTTGGGGCGCAGCGGATGTTCTCCCAGTTGCCTTGGTCGGGATCAATGTCTTGGAAAATCACGTCCCAGATCGGGCACGGCAAGGTTTCCACACCCGCGCCGGACAGCTTGAAGAACTGGCTTTGGCTCATCCAGTAAACCTCGCCCGCCAGTGTCCCAGCGGCGTGGCGACCGATCAGGCCGCAGCCAGAGGCGATCTCGTTGAACGAATAGACCAGCGGCAGGTTGATGTACTGCATCGACCACAGGCCGAGGTCGGTCCACAGCAAGCCCTGCTGCGGCCCCTGAAGTCCCCCGACGATCTTGGAACCCTTGGGGATGCGGAACGATCCCGCCTGATTGGTGACCGTGCCAACCCATGCGGTGAAGTTTCCGACATCGCACCACCGCACCAACATCGGGTCTTGGAAACCTGTAAATGTGGAACCATAGGCGATGATTTGGCGTTCTGGCATGGCCACGAACATGCCTTCGTTCACCAGCGGGGCGTTGGGCATAACAGCAGCGTGACCCGTGGTTTGCGCGGGGTTCCAGAAGAAAATCTCGCCACCATGCGGGGACGCCACCAAGTATTCGCCCCAGTTGTCCAGCGACCAGTCGGTTGACGTGGGATCGGGCATCACAAAGGCCCAAGTGATCACGTTAAACGTGGTGCCATATGGGACGCCCGTGAAGGTGAACGTGCTGTTGGTGTGGCCAGCGGTGGCCGAGGTGACCGTAAAAGCGTTCGGCGTTGGGCTGGCCGTGTCTTTAATGATCGTGCCCGGCGTGACGTAGACCACCACGTTCGGGATCGTGACAGTCGTGATGGTGCCAAGGGTGCTGACCGTGGTGCCAGCGTATTGCCGCCCAACGGCGAGGGTCGAACTGACAAGGCCATATCCACCGAAGCCATAACCACCCGCACCATAGCCTGTCGGCGGGTTTGCTTGCTGGCCGATGTAATAGATGACCTGTGCTTTGCCGCCATTCATCAAGACGGTTTCGGCAGATGTTGGTGCGCTTGCTGCGGCGATTGTGAACGTGTTTACGGTCGGAACCGATGTGACAAGGTAGTTGCCATAAAGCGTAACGCTGCCCACCGTTGTTGCCACCTGCACGGGGAATGTGGACCCAACGGCGTAAGGGTGGTTCGGCAGGGTGACCGTGATGGTCGGTGTTGCGGGCGACGATGTCGAGGTGAAGCTTGGCACCACACCGCCGCTGGCCGAAGACGCAATAAACGTGCCGCTGGATGCGCTGCCAAGGTTGGTCGCTGTGGAGAACGTAAACGTCCCAGAAGAAGAGGTCAGCACCGTGTAAGGGCCAGCGAAGGAACCAGCGCCAGAGAACACAACCGTGGCCCCGACAGTTACCGTGGTTCCTGTGGGATGCGTCACGGTGACCGTGTAGGGGCCAGCGCCAGAAGTGGCTATGGTCGTGACCGAGAACGTGTTGGTTGCCGTTATGGGTACGCCAATGACGTTTGCGGCCAGAACGCTGTAGACGTTCGCGCTGTCGGCGGGGAACGATTTGCAGGAATAGTAGCCAAACAGCACCACACCATTTACGCTGATTGGCGTCTGGATGTAGACTGAGTCGTACGATGAAATGTTAGAACCGCTGTCGGTTATGAACACCTCAGAGCTTCCGTAGGTGGTCTTGGCGTTTACCGTCAGGCTTGTCGTGTAGTACATGGGCGACAGGTCAACAGCCGTGTTGCCGCTTTCGCTGGCCCACAGGGAATTATCCGTGCCGATCCCAAGATATTGGTGCGTGTTGGTATCGGCCCAAGCGTGGAGGGCGCGAACGGTCGAGTTCCACGATGTGGTGTTGATGAACTTTGTCCATCCGCCAAGCTTTTGCGGCAAGCCCTGACCCTGCCGATCCGGCAGAAAGCGGATCAGGTTGGTGTCCCAGATCGCGGCCTCGTTCAGGGCTTCGGTGCGGTTCTGGTCAACGCCGGGGATAAGCTTCAGGCTTGCGTGGGGCATGGGTTAGCCTCGCGTTGGGCTGGCAACGGTTGCCGGACCTTGGGACGACCATGCCGCGCTTTCGAACTTCTTGCGGGCCTCTTCAACACCAGCCGACTTCAACAGCAACTGGTACTGGTTTTCGTAACTCTGCGCCATTGCCGGATCGTCGCTTTCCTTGCCGAAGTTCCGCTGGTAGGCCGAGATGTAGATCATCGACGCCATCACCAGAAGGTCCGGCAGATACTGGCTGATGAAGGTCGTCGGCACAGAGACAGACAGGGGGGCAGGGCGAACCGTGCCCACCACTTCCACAAAATAGTCAACGGCAGGCACAGGCCCCACGAAGAACAGTGTCTCGTTGAACGGCACGAAATACTTTGGCTGGCCAAGGTTTGCCAGCAAGGAAGACCCGTAGACCGCGTCCAAGAACTCTTTGGTCGTCGGCATCAACGGCACACGGGTGCCTGTGTCGGGGTTGGTGGGTTCCGTTGCGTTTAGGATCAGGTTGATCTGTTCGCTGACCACAAAGGACGTTCCATCCGGCAAGTTTTGCGAGAACGACAGGTTTCGATTGCCCGCGTTCAGCTTGTAATCAAGGCCATGCAGGGACGTGGACGTGAACATCAGGTCCAGATCGCGGCAGATGCGAAGGCTGGCATAGTCGATCATCATGGGGAGGATGGCCAAGAAGTTTGGATCATCCTCCGCCACGACCGCCATTTCAGCGATCTGCGTCTTGTATGTGGTGTAAGTTAAGCCAGCCATGCCGTCACCCCTGTGTCTGCGATGACCTTACATCATCCGAGCAGTTTAGCCAATGTCTTAGGTCCGACGATGCCATCAGCGGCCAGACCGTTGGCGGCCTGCCACTTTTTGACCGCACTTTCGGTGCCGGGCCCAAATACGCCATCGTCATCAAGACCCAGTTCGGCCTGCAACCGCTTGACGTTTTCGCCCGTGGAACCCTTTTTCAGGACGCCCGGTATGGCCGCAGCGGTGGCAATGGGCGCTGGTACCGCACCGCCAAGAACGGCCAGCGCCTGCTCATAGTGCTTGCGGCGATCCTCTAGGCCAATGGTACCCCCATTCACCAGCTTCGTCATCAGAGTTATATCGGACTTGTCGCAGGCTGCATTGATCTTCCGGCTGTTCCAATACCAGCAAGCGCTTTCCAGTGCGCCCTTTTTCGTCTGGACGTAGTCGATCACCTGTTCCGGCGTCATGTCCACCGACAGGCCGAAAGCTGTGTAGTTGTCGCGCCCAGTTAGTTGGATAACGCCCCTGCCTCTAAATTTGAAGCCATCACCAGATGCGGTATCGCCATTGCCCATGCGTGAGGCGTAGATGACATTTGCGATTTTTTCCGGCTGCTTGGCGTATGCCGCTGCGTCCCGCCCCGCTTTCGAGAAGTATTTCGAGAACAACTTTTCCAAGGTTTCGGCGCGATAGTTCAGGTTCTCAGATAGGGCCGTGAAATTCATGCTTTCGTGGCCGCATTGGGCGAAGAAACCCGCAATACGGTTGGGGGTGTTGATCTCGTACTTGGGCAGGATTTCCATAGCCGCATCGGACCACGCCGCAGCGTCCGCATTACCATGCAGGATGTGGACGATCTGTTCCTTGTTCATTTCTTCTTCTTCCCAACCGCCTTGATGACATCGGTCACATCGCCCGTGACAGCGGTCTTGATCAGACCCTCTACGGCAGGCGGCAGGTCAACCTTGTCCAGCACCGCGTCCGCCATCTTTTCTTTGACCTTCTTGCCGATCAGGGCACCTACCAAACGACCAATCATTCTGCCTTCTCCTCGTCTTGAGTTTTGCTGCGGTTGTTGCCTGCCGCCATGACGCCGCCTAGCGCACCCACAATAAACGATGCGATGGGCGTCAGCAGTTCGAAGAACTTGCGGTCATTCTCGCTGGATGCGCCCATAGGCTGGGTCACAAACACCAAGCTGTAGAGGATCACGAAGATCGTGCCCCCAAGGATGACGGTCAGTGCCACGCCAATAAAATAGCGAAGCTTGGCTTCCATTTCGTCGGGATCATTCTTACCCATTTGCATCTCCTAGCAGGTCTTCAGGGCATTGTTTGGTGGCCGTACAGATCGGCGGTTGGCATTCCGGCAGGCCCCACTTCTGCGGGTCTTGGCAGGGATAGCGGTAGAAGCCGTCTTGGGACAGCCAAAAGACGCCCACCAAGGCGGCGGCAAACAAGAGCCACAGGATTTTCTCTTTCATCTGCTTCCTCATTGGATCGGGTTCTTCGAAAGGTCGTCCATCGCTTTCCAAAGGTCTTCGATGTCGCGGTCGTACTTGTCCAGCTTATCTTTCAGGCCGGACGTGATGGCGTCAGACTTTTCCACCGAGGAACGCAGGTCAAGCAGCGCCTTTTGCTGTTCCAAGATCGTCTGCATCTGGGTTCCAATCGACGACAACTTGGGGGCAAGCCCGCGCACATCGTTGTCTTGGATGGCCTGTTCCAAGGTCTGCACACGGCTTTCCACGGCCAAGATCGCGTTGACGCTCTCTTCCACTGCCCAGAACCGATTGACGGTGTCGTAGGCGTAATAGATGCCACCAGACAGGGCCGACAGGACGGGCAGGGCCACGGCAAAGTACCAGCCCTTTACGTCAAAGCCGCCCAGCTTGATGGATGTTTCGCCCTCTTCGCTCACGATCCATACCCTGCGTTGTAGATGTCTGCGGCGCTGACGCCGTTGCTGGCCAAGAAGCCTTGGAAGCCCAGACCGAAGGCGTTGCCCGCGCCGATGTTGATGATGTCTGCTGTGGCGCTGTAGGCCGCGTAGCCGCCATACAGGTTGACGTTTGCTGTGGCGGCATAGGCATCGACGGTCGATGTCAGGGTGGTGTTGTTGGCGGCAGCAAGGAAGGCACCAGCTTCGCGGGCGTATTGCTGCACGGACGCAAGGGCATCATTGTAGTTGCCCTGTTCGGTGTCCGTGATGGCCATGCTGGGCGAGTTTTCCAGCATGGTCTGCAACGCTTGCTGTTCCGGCACGGTGTCGGCGGTTGCGGCCATCTGCGCCACGGTTGAGGCGGTCGCCAGCACCAGCGTGGCATCAACAAGCTGATCCACGGAATGGCCGAGGTTTTGCATGGCCTGATCGTGCTTGTCCATCAGCAGTTCGTGTGCGCCGTAATAGTTGGCGTCAATCACGGCCTGAATGGCGTTGTTATAGTTGTTCTGCATGGTGTCGCTGATCGCCGCCGTCTGCATGACGCCAGTGTTCAGGATGTCACCATTGGCAGCGGCCTGCGTGGCACCAGCCATCAGGATTTGGGATGCGCTAATCTGCCCCAGAATTGCTTGGGCTGACTGGTTGAGGTTCGGCATCGTTTGGTCCGCCAGCGCCTGTGTTGCGCCGGAAACGCTCAGACAGAGAAGGGCCAGTGTTTTGATCGGGCTGAACATCAGGAAGTTCCTCTCCCATGAGCAAGAAGGTGTCCCAAAAGGACTGGTCGTCGGCGTATCCTACCACATAAATGTCAGGCTGGGAACGCATCGTGATGTAAGCATCCCGCCCGATCATCAGCTTGCCTTCGGTGATCGAATAGACGGGGCAGGGCGTCGATGCCAACGCCATCGCCTTGAAGATGGCAGCGTTGCCGCACATCAGGGAAATGCCGCTGACCTGTAGCCCCAGCCCGCCCGTGTCCTGCGGGGTGCCAAGCAAGCGGCTGTCCTTGCGGCGGTTGCACTCTTCGTCTTGGATCATCTTGCCTTCGGCCTTGCCAAAGATGCTGATCTGGAACGCCTGTTGGATCGGGATCAGGCAGCTATCATTGCCACCACCACCCATAACCGTGGGGGCCGCTGCGGTCGGCACAGGCTGGGAAAAAGGCGACGATCCCGCGCCGTTGTAGTTCTTGGTTTCGTTGGTGGTGGGATTGTTGCTGCCGACCGTGGCGTTGGTGTTGCCGCTGTTGGTGTTAAGATCGCCCGTCACCTGCGCCGTGGCAGTGCCTAGTAAAGCGAACAGACATCCCCAAGCGAATAGCGCACGTCTGGATCGCCGCCACACATCAGGGCGTTTCCGGCGTCGAACTGCCCCATGTAGTAAAGGGTCTGCGCGTTTTGACGTATCTCGCATTGCGCGTCTCCATTAGGGCAGGCGGTCGTGTAGGCGACCGATGTGACGGCAATTGGTCCGCAAGACGCCAACATCAGCAGGGAAAGCCACTTCACTTCACGAGCCTTTCAATCAGGCGTTCGATCTTTGCGTCAAGGTTGTCTATGCGGACGATCACACGGTTGATGTCGGCGTGAACTTCCGCCTTGGTAACATATTCCTTGGCGATCTCTTCGCGGGTGCGGTTCAGCAGGATTTGCAGCCGCTGGATTTCACCAAAAGCGTAGCGCACCACCGCGCCAGTAATGGCAAGGCCAACGGTTAGTATCCAGTTCCAGACGTTTTCGGTTACCATGTGAAAACCTCCACATAGCCAGCCGCGCCTGCGCCGCCCGCGCCACCCAAAAATCCCGTGCGGGTTGTGCCACCGCCACCGCCACCACCGCCGGGGAATGCC